TGGATTTTTCTTTGAATCATCAAGTGGAACCCGAAGAAACGAGTGGTCTATTTTAGAGACTACAGAAATACCCGATTTAACTTCTGATTCAATAACTTTTTCTATATATCGTTTTGGTGCAGGAATAGGTACTGCATTTATGGGTATTAGAATACAAGAGGCTTAATTATGAGTTGGAATGATTGTACATACATAACACAAAGTAATTCTACCGAGGTAAAACAAGAAACTTACCAAGCAGCATACTCTCAATGTGTTGGTGAAATTGCTATGTCAAGTTCAATGTATATAGCTGAAGTGTCAGAAAGTAAGTTGTATATTATATCTGGGTCTCAATCGGGTTCTTTGATATACACAAGTGCAGCACATGGATTAGAAGATGATGAAGAAATAGGACAATATGAAACTGGAAGTTTTTGTCATAAATGTAAAGGATATTTTAGACATCATGGTAGAGAGAATTTACAATATTATCATCCATATTCTAATATAAGTATACCAAAATGGGAATATGAAATTAGTCAATCTAATGGTGAACTAACTTCTAAAGACGACACGATATGGAAACGAGATAATTTTTCTGTCTATATAAGTGGTAGTGATAATTCAAGAGTAGTAGAATCTGGTAGTAATCTTGATATAGTACATAGGTTATGGACAGATTAAATTAGTGTTTCAAGTTTTTAAATTATATTTATTATTAAACTAATTAGTTAGGAGAAGTTATATGTCAGAAGATAAAAAAATGATTACACCAGATGAACTTAAATCAGTTCAAAAAGTTCGTTCTAAATACCAAGAGATTACGGTAAAACTTGGTCAAATACAAGTTCAACGAATGCAAATGTCAAACCAACTTGAGGCACTTAATAAGAGTGAAGAAAGTCTCAGAAAAGAATGGGTAAGTACACAAGAAGAAGAACAAAGTTCTATAGTAGATTTAGAAGAAAAATACGGAAAAGTCAACATAAACCTTGATTCTGGTGAAATAAGTTAGTCCTAAACCATTGTTTGGGATTTTTGAATTATATTTATTTAAGAATTACTCTAACCTTAAATAATTAACCTATGGAGAAAATAATATGGCAGAGAAAGTCGTATCCCCAGGTGTTTTTACCAACGAGAAGGACTTATCATTTCTTCCTGCTGGTATTGCACAGATAGGGGCAGCAATTGTGGGGCCTACAATGAAAGGTCCAGCATTTGTTCCAACAACAGTAGAGTCATTTAATGACTTTAAAGAAAAATTCGGTGGTTTGAATCCTGATTTTTATGCACCTTATGCAGTACAACAATATATGAAGAACGCAGGTCGTGTTACCGTAGTTCGTGTACTACATTTAGGTGGATATTCATCGGAAAACCCATTGTTCATTTATGGTGCAGCCTCTGGTTCAGCAGGAGCTGATACTGGTTCATTAGGATACTTAGACGAAAAACTAATGGCAGTTTTAGCACCTACGGTTCAGAATCCAACTGGTGACTTCGCATCTTCATCTCTATTTGAGATTGGAGCGTCAGCAGATGAATTAGCAGACAGAAGTGGTAGTGAATTTGATTTTGGCTCATCTTATGCACAAGTCAATAGTTCAGTATTTGGACTTGAGTTGAGTGGTAGTGGAGTAGCAGCTTCAATATATACTGCATCTTTATCAAGCACAGATGATAATTATATCACAAAAGTCTTTGGTGAAAACCCAAGAGGTGATAAAGAAGCATATGTATACTTGAACTTACCTGCAAACCAAACAGATATCAATATAGCAGCAGTAACTGTTAGTGGTTCAGCCGGAGATGCTCCGAGTGGTGACCATGTAGCAGGTTCCGCAGCAAGTGGTTCTGGTGTATTCGCATCAACACCACTGGACTTCACAAAAGATTATCAAGCAGCAGCAACACCATACATTTTATCACAAAAAGTTGGTGGTAGTGCAGTTAATCTTTTTAAGTTCAAAACACATTCACATGGTAGTAATATCAATAAATTGTGTAAAGTGATGATTAGTGACATTAGAAGACCAGCAGATGCATTGGCAGGTGTGAATCAAGACTATGGTGATTTCACGGTAACAATTCGTGGAGTTAAAGATAATCATGGTTCATTAGATAGTGAGAAAAGTCAAGACATCAAAGCAACTTATCAAAAAGTTAACTTAGATAAAGACTCACCAAAATACATTGAAAAAGTAATTGGTAGTCAATACATGGAAGTTAATTCTGATGGTAAACTTGTCTTACAAGGTGGTGACTATCCATCAGCAAATAGCATGGTGTACATTGAGATGGTAGATGGTGTTAAAAACAAAACACTATCTAAAGACCTTGTACCAGGTGGATTTGGTAAAGTTAGTTTACCAATCAACGATGGTGCAGAAGGTATCTTAGCCGCAAGTCAAGTAGTACAACAAATTGACTCTGATGGTAATGTAAATACTAATGTAGCATATGGATATAACTTCTGGTCTGGTTCTTCAGCATTATATGAACAAAACCTTAGTTACTTAGCACCTTTACCTGATAGTGCATTAACGACAAACCAAGTTGATTTTGATTTGTTTGCACAAGTAGGTACTATAGGAGCAGTATCACCTTTAGTGAATGAAGCAGTAACACTAAGTTTGTCAACTGGTTCAGCAGCACAGAGAAAGTTCATTGTTCCATTTCAAGGTGGTTTTGATGGTAAGAATCCAGCAGACGATGTTAAAGTTGGTAACAATATTGTTAGTTCAAATACACAAGGATTTGACATTTCTTCAGCAACCGCAAGTGGTTCTGTTGCTTATGTAAGAGCATTAAATGCTATATCTAATCCAGATGAATTTGATATCAACATGATTGTGGTTCCAGGTGTTTTACAAGGAATCCATCCAACTGTAACAACTAAAGCGAAAAATGTGGCAGAAGAAAGGTCAGATGCATTCTATGTAATGGACGCATTTGAATATGGAACAACGGTCTCATCAGCAGTAACTCAAGTTCAATCATTTGACTCAAGTTATGTTGCAACTTACTACCCTTGGGTACAGATAAGAGATGTTGATAACAACACATATGTATGGGTACCGCCATCAGTTCCAGTAGCAGGTGTGATAGCACAAAATGATGCATTAGCACATGAGTGGTTCGCTCCAGCGGGATTGAATCGTGGTATAACAGACGCAGTTCAAGTAAAGAGTCGTTTAACTCTTGCTGAAAGGGATGACCTTTATGAAGCAAGAATTAATCCGATTGCAACCTTTCCTGGACAAGGTATTTGTATTTGGGGTCAAAAGACACTTCAAATCAGACCAAGTGCATTGGATAGGGTAAATGTAAGAAGACTATTGATTGCAGTTAAGAAGTTCATCGCATCAGCAACGAAGTTCTTAGTCTTTGAACAAAACAATGCTGCTACTCGTAACAGATTCTTAGGTATAGTTAATCCTTACCTTGAGTCAGTTCAACAGAGAAGTGGTTTGTCAGCGTTTAAAGTTGTAATGGATGATAGTAATAATACACCAGACTTGGTAGATAGAAATATCATGTATGGTCAGATATTCTTACAACCAACGAGAACCGCAGAGTTCATCATACTTGATTTCAACATATTACCTACAGGAGCAGCATTCCCTGAATAATAGTTGTTAATCTAAAAAAAAGTACAGAAAACCCTCTTTTTAGAGGGTTTTTTGTTTTAAAACTGGACGAAAATACAAGTAACCTTATATTTATTACCGAAGAAACATATTAACATTGGAGAAGTCAAAATGGCAGAATTATTAACACCACAAGAAGTTTTTTTCACAGCTTTTGAACCAAAGGTTCAGAACAGATATGTCATGTATCTTGAAGGTATACCAGCATATTTAATTAAAACTATGCAGAGACCTACTCTTCAATTTGGGGAGATAGTTCTTGACCACATTAATGTGAAAAGAAAATTAAAAGGTAAAGCAGATTGGCAGCCTATAACTATAACTTTATATGACCCAATTGTTCCAAGTGGAGCACAATCGGTGATTGAATGGATTCGTTTGTCACATGAGTCTGTTACTGGTCGTAACGGATATGCAGACTTCTACAAGAAAGACATAGTATTTAATGTACTTGGTCCAGTAGGTGATAAAGTTGAAGAATGGTCACTAAAGGGTGCATATATTTCTGAAGCAAACTTTGGAGATTTAAGTTGGTCAGAAGAGCAACCTGTTGAAATTAGTGTGACAATCACTTACGATTACGCAGTACTACAATTTTAAATATAGTCCACACTATACTATACACCACAAAGAACCCCCGAAACTTTTTTGGGGGTTTTTTACTTTTGGTACATACTTATATATAGAATGGTTTTAACATCAATATATTATCGGAGTTAACAAAATATGAGTGAACAAGTAAAATCCCAGTTTCCAACTGAGATAATAGATTTGCCATCAAAAGGTAAATTATACCCTAAAGAACATCCATTTTCTTCTGGAAAAGTTGAAATGAGATATATGACAGCTAAAGAAGAAGATATTTTAACTTCTCAAACTCTACTAAGAAAAGGTATTGCATTTGACAAAGTGTTAGAAAGTCTAATCGTTGAAAAAATAGATTTAAATTCACTATTGTTAGGTGATAAGAATGCTCTAATGATAGCAGCAAGAGTTCTTGGATATGGAAAAGACTATAAAGTTTCTGTACAAGACCCTAATGATGCTGGAAATAAAGAAGAGGTGAATGTAGATTTATCAAAATTAGATGATAAAAAAGTAGATTTTTCAAGATTTATTGATGGGACTCGTGAGTTTAATGTTAAACTACCTCTTTCAAAAAGAGAAGTTACAGTTAAGGTATTAACTTCTGGTGATGATAAAACCATAGATAGTGAACTCAAGGGATTAAAAAAACTTGAAAAAGCAACTGGAGTTCTTCCAGAAATGACAACTCGTCTAAAATATGCAATTACTGCTATAGATGGTAATGATAAAAACGAAGCAATAAGAAGTTATGTTGATAATGAGTTATTGGCAGGTGACTCTTCATTTCTACGAGATGAAATATATGATATGACACCCGATGTGGACATGAGTTTCGCATATGAGTCGTCAAATGGAGAAATTGAAGAAATGGATTTACCAATTGACATTTCATTTTTTTTTCCTAACCGCCGAAGATAGACCTTACATACATAACGAAATTTGGAATCTTCTCTATCATGGAAATGGTGGATGGGATTACACATCTGTTTACAACATGCCTATTTGGTTGCGTCAATATTATTTAAAAAAGATTATTGACTATAATGAAGACCAAGGTGCTAAAAGAGCAGAAAAACAAGCAACTCAAGCCCACCAACAATCACAAAATAAGGATAGTATACTAAGACCTGCTATTAAACCACCACAAAATTAAAGGTTTGTGATATTTATAAGTGTATAACCATAAGTTCTGGAGACAATTATGTTAACACCCTTACAAGAAAATAAATTAGTACAAGCAGTGTTAAGAGCAGTTTCAAAAGGTCAAGGAAAACGAGCGATTGCAATAGCAGCTAAAAAAGACAAAAAACTTGGTATGAAAGTAAAGGATATAGTGAACTCTATATTCAAGATGCAAAAAGGCTATGATAATTTAGATATAGACCCAAAAAGATTGAAAAAATTTCAAGACATTTATAAGTAGTAAATACTGATATGGCACAAAGTAAACACGAAAAAGAAGCAACCAATCTCGCTGATAGTTTGAATAAAACTGGAAAACAGTTTGCTAAGTTGATGCGTATAGCAGCATCAGATGCCGCAT